ACAAAGATGGGCTGCCTTCGGGTGGCCCTAAGTCTTTGTATCGGCTGGGAAAACCAGAAAGAGGGGGGGTTTAGCCGCACTAACGCACCAATGAGCCAACAGGAGGAAAGCACCGAATGAATCTGAATGACCAGATCAACAACATCGATCCGCTGATGGCAGCCATGACCGGGTTCGCCATCGCCAGCCATGTGCAGGACGCTCGGTTGGAGAACCAGCTGACCGGTGCTGGCTTGGTCTTCCTGGTGATGTGCCAGGAGGCGGGCCTCAACCCACGGGATGTCCTGGTGAAGCTGTCTTCAGTACTTCTGGACACCGACCCGTACCACCACAGGCAGGTCGCTGCCCTTCGCCAACTGATCCGAGAGGAGCACCTCAAATGACGCACCAAGAGTTCCTGATGACGAAGGCAGAAGCCTACTGGGATCAAGGCCAGCCGCTACCGCTGGACCTGTTCTACGAACTGCTCAGTTCTGGCATCGATGTTGATGCTGCCGAGCGTAAATTCACCGCAGAAAAGGAGGCCATGAATGGCTGACAAGAAAGCACTCATCAAAGGTATCACCCCCCGTGGCGTTGCTCAGTGGCCCAAGCTGAACAAGCCCGACGAGTACCAGGGCAAGAAGTTCTACAAGACCAACCTGATTGTCGGCGGCGATGATGCTGCCAAGCTGATCGAGAAGATCAACGAAGCCACTGACGCTGTCTTCGCTGAGACCAAGGCTGATCTGGAGAAGAAACTGGCTGAAGCCAAGACTGGCCAGGAGAAGAACAAGATCAAGAAGTCCATCTCCGAACTGGTACCGACCTATCCCTTCGAGGCCGATGTGGATGACGAGGGCAACGAGACCGATGGCTTCGTGTTCAAGTTCAAGTGCAACGCTGAGTACAAGGACAAGGTCGGCGCTCTGAAGCCCATCAAGCTGAACCTGTTTGACGCCAAAGGTAAGGAGACCCATGCCAATGTGTGGGGCGGCTCCGTCCTCAAGGTGGCCTATGTATTCGCCCCGTACTACACCGCTGCCTCTGGAAAGGTAGGCATCTCCCTGCGGATGGAAGGCATCCAGATCATCGACCTGAAGACCGGTGGTGGTGGCCGCACTGCTTCTGGTCTAGGCTTCGGTGAGGAAGAAGGTTGGGAGTCCGACGAGGACGAGGGTGGTTCCACCTTTGGGGATGAGTCTGGTGAAGCCGGTGCGACGGAAGACGACGACTTCTAAGCCCAGGCAGCGTGGACTCCGGGAGGGTTATCGGTCAGGTCTTGAGGAGGTAGTACATAAGCAGCTGGCAGATGCTGGCATCCATGCTGAGTATGAGAACCTCAAGATCAAGTACGAGAAGCCTGCACGGACCTCCACCTACACGCCTGACTTCGAGCTACCCAACGGGATCATCATCGAAACCAAGGGTAGGTTTGAATCGGATGACCGTCAGAAGCACCTACTCATCAAGGCTCAGTGCCCCGAGTACGACATTAGGTTCGTGTTCAGCAACAGCAAGAACCGGATCAGCAAACAGTCCAAAACAACCTATGCCATGTGGTGCGAGAAATACGGCTTCCTCTATGCTGACCGTGTGGTGCCCATGGCGTGGATCAAGGAGAAGAAACATGGCTGACATCCAAGTAAAGCAAGAGTCTCGCTACTTCCTAGCCCTGGATCAGAATGAAGCTGAAATCCTACTGGACATTCTCTTTGAGGCAGACCCTAAAGATAGCCGAAAGGACTGGAAACGCCTGGATATTGAGTTGTTCCACCAACTGGATCGTATCCTCAATGGGACTTAAGACGCTCAACCCAGGAGACGTCCAGTTCCTGGTTGTCCACTGTTCAGCCACCCAGGCCAAGGCTGACATTGGTGTCCGTGAGATCACCCAGATGCACCGTGAGCGTGGCTTCCTGACCATCGGCTACCACTTCGTCATCCGCAGGGACGGCAAGATGGAGAATGGCCGGGACATCACCGAAGTGGGTGCCCATGAGACTCGCGTCAATGCGAAGTCCATTGGCATCTGCATGGTGGGTGGCCTGGACAAGAACCTGAAGCCCCAGGACAACTTCACTGACGACCAGTACGCAGCCCTCCATGGGTTGCTCAAAGACCTCCTGAAGGTCTACCCCAGGGCTGAAGTCCTGGGACACCGGGACATCCCTGGTGTGAAGAAGGACTGCCCGTGCTTCGACGTGAAGCCCTGGTGGTCCCGAGTCTGCGACCAACCAGTCGCCTTCTGACTTACAGGCCCCTCATAAGGGGGCCTCCCTCGTTACCCCTTTTTAGGAGAACTCGATGAAGTTCCTACGCAACCCTTTTGCTCCCTCCCTGGACGGAGCCATCAAGCTGTTCAACAAGACCCTGGAAAAGCTGGAGAAGGTAGCGGCACATGAGCAGGCCCAGAAGGATGTGAAGCTGGAGAAGGCAGCCATGCTGATCACCGAGGCCGAGAGTCACACTGCCAACGCCAACCGTGCAAACAGCATCAGCTCCAAGCTGAATTACCTGTTCAACTGAGGAGATGTCTATGTTCTTCCATCGTCCCAACAAGCTGACCCCCCAGGCCCTCACCGTGCTGCGGATCATGGAGCGTGATGGAGGCGTCACCCACCTGACTGCCCAGCACTACAACATCCCTGATGTGTGTCGTGAGGTGAACCGCATCCGTGCTGCCAATCCCATCGGCTACAGCATTCGCACCACTTCAGCCACGGACTTCCAAGGCCGCCGCTACACCAAGTGGGTGCTGAAGTCCTCCCTGCCTGCGACTGTCTGAGACAAGAGGAACAAGTGATGGCTATGCACACTGCCATGTACCACGCCTTCGCTGCCATCAAGGTGAAGACCCTGTCTCCCCTGGCTGCCCGCATCCTCAACCGACTTGAAGCCTATGGAAAGCGAAAGCCAGTTCGTAAGTCACGTCCCGTGTCCACAGTGCGGGAGCAGTGACGCCAACAGCCTCTACGACGATGGGCACCAGTGGTGCTTCTCGTGTAGTACCTACACCCCCGCTGATGGGGAGTCCATCCAACCCGCTGGAGGTAAGAAGATGTCTGCTGAACTGATCAGTGGGGGAGAGATCAAGGCTCTCGTCAAGCGTGGCATCCATGAGGCCACCTGTGCCAAGTGGAAGTATCAGGTTGGGGAGTTCAAGGACTCCACCGTCCAGATCGCCAACTACTACGACCCGGAAGGCAGGGCCATCGTTGCTCAAAAGGTGCGGTGGCCCAACAAGGACTTCAAGTTCATCGGCAGCCCCAAGGAAGCTGGCCTGTATGGCCAGTGGTTGTGGCGCGAGGGCGGCAAGATGGTCGTGATCACCGAGGGTGAGATCGATGCCCTCACGGTGTCCCAGCTGCAAGGCAACAAGTGGCCTGTGGTGTCAGTCCAGAATGGTTCCCAAGGTGCCAAGAAGTCTCTCCAGAAGCAGCTGGAGTGGTTGGAGAAGTTCGAGACCATCGTCTTGATGTTCGACAACGATGACCCGGGAAACAAGGCAGTCGAGGAGTGCGTACAGCTGTTCTCCCCAGGTAAGGCCAAGGTGGCTCGTATGCCCCTCAAGGATGCCAACGAGATGCTCCAGGCTGGTCGTGGTGCCGAGGTCATCGATGCCATCTGGGGTGCCAAGCCCTACCGTCCTGACGGGGTGGTGTCCATAGCAGACCTGAAGGAGAAGGTTCTTGAGAAAGTCGAAGTGGGAATGCCATGGCCCTGGGAGACACTCACGGCTGCCACCTATGGTAGACGCTATGGGGAAGTCTATGCCCTCGGAGCTGGTACTGGGGTTGGTAAGACGGACGTGTTCACCCAGATCATCAAGCACACTGCTGTGGACCTTGGAGAAACCTGCGGAGTTATCTATCTCGAACAACCAGTGGTCGAGACTGCTCGTCGCATTGCTGGCAAGGTCGCTGGGAAGCGATTCCATGTACCAGATGGTTCTTGGACTGAAGAAGAGTTGGCTACTGCATTTCACGTACTCGAAGAGTCAGGGAATGTGGTCCTATACGATCACTTCGGTTCCTCAGAGTGGGAGACAGTCAAGTCGCGTATGCGTTACATGGCAGCTGGACTCGGAGTTAAGCACATCTTCCTGGACCACCTGACTGCACTTGCAGCTGGTGCCGAGGACGAACGGAAGGAGCTGGAGAACATCATGGCCGAGATGGCTGGGATGGCCCAGGAGCTGAAGTTCTGTCTGTACTTCATCAGCCACCTTGCTACCCCCGAGGGTAGGCCCCATGAGGAAGGTGGCAGGGTGATGATCCGACACTTCAAGGGCAGCCGTGCCATCGGCTTCTGGTCCCACTTCATGTTCGGCCTGGAGCGCAACCAGCAGGAGGAGGATGAAACCCAACGCCACCTCACCACCTTCCGCATCCTCAAGGATCGCTACACAGGCCAGGGCACCGGTCAGGTGTTCCATCTCAAGTATGACGCAGAGACCGGGCTTCTCCATGAGTCCGATGATTTGTCCAATCCTTTCGGTGACGAAACAGATACGGGAGAGGACGGTTTCTAACAACGCAAAATTGAGCGGCGGCTGAAAGCCGTCCGCTCGAATGACGGGTTAGCGGGCAACGCAATTAAAGGAGAGAAGTATGGAAAGACGAACAAGATTTGAAGCAG